TGCACCGGTTATTACCAGTCAACGTCTGACGGCGACAGATGGCGTAGTCTATATGACCGATTTAATGAACCGGTCACTACGCATTATTTTGTCGAATCGCGTGTAGCGGCACGCGTGTTCGCCCGTGAATATTTTTCGGGTGAGTTCAAGAAGCACATGCCAGTTGTTGCCGACTGTACTGACGGCGTCACCTTTCGTGCGCTTACTGGGTTCGCTAGTGCCGCTAAAACCACGATGGCCTGTACAATGTTCACTCGACCCGTTTTCATCGCACCGTCTCGCGACCTCACGAAAACCCATCACGCCAAAGGGGTTGCGAGTTTCACACCGCATGTCGTATTCTCGCAGAAATTGGACATGTACGATACCATAATAATTGACGAGATATCTCAATTTCCAATCGACTATATTGCGTTAGTGTGTTATACTTTTCCTGGAAAAGAGGTTGTCGTGTTGGGTGATGTTGAACAAACACCTTACGTTAATTACCAGTCGACGCGGTCGTACAAAGTTGTATACGATATTGGAGTGCGTAATAACATTGTTGATGTGTACAAGATCCCACAAGATGTCACAACAGCATTAAATCGTAAACACAGATTCAACATCACATCGCGATCGGAGGTACGTAACGGTTTCCGGTTGTTTGCGGGTGATGTGCTGGAATTTGCCGGGTCCGGCATTCCCGTCATATCATTCAACAATGCAACTTCTGCTGCCTTGAAGGCGAAGAATGTGAATTCACACACTATCACGACCTTTACAGGTAGCCGAGATCACACAGTCGTTTTCTATATTGACTCAGCAGCTGTGGCGTCGGAGTTGGCAAACAAACCGCAATACATTTATACTGCGGTGTCACGTGCAACTAACCAAATCGTATTAGCCGGCGATTACGGTTATATTGCGAAATATTATTTCGTGCACGGTTGCCGTTTGTCTAGATTTGAGGAGATCAATCAAGTGTACCAAGAGAGCCGTATTCAATTGCCAGATGATGGCATTATGAAGATTAATATCTCCAATGAAACCACATCTACACCGGTTACTCTTGAGACGGCCGTTACAACATTGCAGAGTAAATTACTCGCCGTGGTCGACCCTGACAGCGAAACTTTATCGACTAAACCCGCAGAAGTTGCTGCTGTCGAAAGTGGGCAACTCAAGGCGCCCATTGATGCCTTGCTTCCAATTCCGCAGACTACCAAAGTATATAAGCTCACATCCGCGCGACTATGCTTACATCAGATAGCATCGTCTAAGCTCGAGGCGACTCAAACCTTGGTTAAACGTTATGCTAAATTAAGCGGACCTAACGACCCCAAGCGCATGCACCTTGCGTACACCGAGCTCATGGGTGGTCTGTGCAGGGCACTTTATGGGCGCACGGATGCATTGCGTAAACTCCGCGACGATATGCGCGTCCCTCCCGAGTACCTCAAAGAGCGCGCTGGCCAGTATTTAGAAGCCTTGCAAGCGAAGATAAACTCCAACCCATCTACCGCGAAAGAACTTGAAGTAGAATTCGAAGAAGCCAAGGAGGCGCTTAAATTCTTTAATAAGCGCCAAACGAAATTCAAACCCGATGCTGGCTTTGACGACACAACCAAGTGCGGACAAGGCGTTGCCGCCACTTCCAAAGCTATCAACTTGCTTTTTGGTGTTTACGCCCGTTCTATTTTGGATCGCATGCGCGAAATCCTTCTTAAAAATGCACGCCCGATCATATTAGCTACGCACAACAGCGAAGCCCACCTCAATGACGTTTATTCCCAACATATGTCAGAGTTAGGCAATCACGACAATACTAACTGGACGTGTAATGACTTCTCCGAATGGGATTCGTCATTCCGTAGTTGCTTCGCAAAAGTGACTAGTCGCTTACTTATTATGATTGGATGTCCCGAAAAGTTAGCGCAGTGGTTCGAGAACTTCCGCGAGAGTTGGCGTATGGAGTATCGCCATGAGTTTGGTAAGACAGTCCTCAGTGGGTTCGAGAAGCAGTTTTCAGGTAATCCGTTTACTATTTGTGAGAACACTATCGGAAACATGGCGTTATGTTTTATATCGTTTGAGTACAAGGGATTAGACTTCGCCATGTTTAAAGGTGATGACAGCGCTGTACGCTGCACCCACAGTGTGCTCACTGAGAAAGGCCGTAATCTTATTAAGTTCACTGGGCATGGTCTTAAACTGCATAACACACCTATTGGTGAGTTCGCCGGTTGGTTTTTGACTCCTTATGGTTTGTACCCAGATGTGGTACGATATGCTGCCAAGTTTATAGATAAACCGTACCGTAGTGAAGAACACCTGCAGGAGGCTCTTAATTCGCTACAAGAACGCGTATCCGCGGTTAAAACAGAAACGCAAAAGAGGTGCGGAGCTACAATGGCTTATTTACATTATCGTGGTATCCTTGGTGTTGATACCTTTACTGTGGGCGAGATCGAGAATTTATTCAATTTTATTAAGTCCAGCAGGACCATTAGATTCTCTGACCTCAAACCACAAGAGCTGCCGGTTCGGCTGCTCTGACTATCTAACTATATTGTAAATAGCCCTCTTTATTTATTACGGTTTATTTCTTTTGACCACTTCTACCTTTTGGTCAATTTATTCATACTTGTTTCATGCTTTATTTTGTATTTGATTTGCTCATTATTTTGTTTATTATCCTTTACTATGGCCGAGAACGCTAAAGTTATGTCAGTTGGTGCTTGTAATATTATGGCGAAAACGCCGGCAGGTGCAGCGTACGTCCAGAAGGTTACCCATCCTCCAACGACAATACCGCAAGAGTATTTAGGCATACCAGATAGTAGTGCGCCGAATGTAGTGTGCATGGAAGTTAAAGGTGAGACGAACATCGCCCCAATCTTCACTTACGCCTCTAGTGCGACTGCTAACACCACCGTCAATCCTAGCTCTATGTTGTTCTTGAGCCCTTCCGGAGGCTATGTTGCATCCTATGTTTTCATGCAAGTGCCAACTACTAATGGCCCTGGCTGGTCCCAACCCATCTCGTGGCCCGCCACCAGTGGTCACCTTGTCGTTTCTAACACCACGCCGCCAGCTGTGCTTAACGCTGGTTACAACTTCACCAATTGGGTTTCCGATGTAGCAATGTTCCGTAGTACTTACAAATCAGAGACTTATTATCTCAATGCCACCGATTTTAACAACCAAGGTACAGTTACAACTGCCAAATTCAAACCGAATATATTGCGTGCGCAGTCAGTTCTTACCCTTTTCCAGACTCATACCAAATGCACGGGCAGTATGCACAGTCTTGCTCGAGCTGTCAACTTAGCTATCGACCCGAATATGGAAACATTCTATATTGCGAAGAATGAGTTAATCG